ATGGCAACTGAAAAACACGGTGACTTGGAAGCCGCGGGCACGGCAATCAACGCTGCCATGGAGGCAATGGCAGCGTCTGTCGCGGCAAAGGTTCAGGAAGAAGAAGCCTCCGTTAAGGTAGACACGCCGCCAGCCGAGGCAATCACTCCGGACTTTGTGGCCAAGTGCGCAGGCTTCGCCGAGAAGGGTGACGGCATTCTGCACAGCGCCCTGTTCAGGGGCAAGCTTGTCTACGTCCCTGAAACCAAGACCTGGTACCGCTGGATTGGCCAGCAGTGGGAGTCCACCCACATCCATCGTGTCGAGGCATCTGTGGATGAAGTGGGCCTCAAGTACCGTGAAATCGCCGCCCACTACGATAAGCTTGCCCAGGATGCAGTGGACGCCGGCGATGAAGCCCTGGGAGCAAAGTTTGCCGCTGCAGCCGAGCGGCTGCGCAAACGATCTGGATATCTTAACTCGAGTAAGGGCGTTAACGCCTGCATCAAATTCACCCTGGCCAACCAGGAGCCGCTGATCACCAAGCCAGACGTCTGGGACAAAGACCCATGGCTGTTGGGCGTGACCAATGGCGTAGTGGATCTGCGCACTGGCGAGCATCGCCCAGGGCGACCCTCAGACTACATGCGCCGGGCTTGCCCTGTTGAGTGGTCTGGCCTGAATGCTCCAGCCACTGTTTGGGAGCAAAGCCTGTCCGAGATCCTTGGCGCGTATGACGGCGTCATCGACTACGTCCAGAAGGTGCTAGGCTATGCCATTACCGGCATGAGCACCGAGCCTCTGTTCCTCATGCTCTATGGCGACCGTGGCCGTAACGGCAAAACGGTCATCATGGAGACCCTCAAAAAAGTGCTTGGGCCCTACATGGGGCCAGTGCCGGCAGAGATGCTGCTGGACCGCAACGTGCCGAAAGACCCAGACAGCGCCAGCCCCACCATCATGAATTTGAACGGATTGCGCGTGGTCTGGGCTTCGGAAACCAACGAAAACCGCCGCTTCAGCACATCGCAGGTGAAGCTGCTCTCCGGATCTGACTCTCTCACCGGCCGCTACCTGTGGGATAAAGAAAACACAGAATTCCGGCCCACCCACACCCTGTTCCTGCTCACCAACTTCCTGCCGCGCGCCCCTGCCCACGACTCCGCATTTTGGGAGCGGCTGCGGATGATCAACTTTCCCTATCGCTTCGTGGATCAACCAAAGGGCGAGTACGACCGCCAGCGCAACCCCAAGCTTGAGAAGCATCTGGAGGACGAGCTGCCCGGCATCCTCGCCTGGCTCGTGCGCGGCTGCCTCAAATTCCAAAAAGAAGGGCTGATTCCCCCGGTGGCCATCACGCAATGGACTGCTGATTACCGGGTGGAAGAAGACACCATGCAACTCTTCATCGATCACTGTTTGGAGCAGACCGATGCCGAATACAGGCTCAGCGCCACGGAGGTCTACGAAGTGTACCAAGTCTGGCACAAGAAATTCGTGTCGGCCAAAACCGTGCCCTCCATGCACCTCTTTGGCCGCCAGCTCTCCGCCAAGGTGGACCGCCGCAAGGTCGGCGGCCACACCTACTACTTCGGCTACGACTTCTCTGAGGACGGCGAACGCATGCGCCCTGTCTCCAAGTGACTATGCTGTCAGGAGCTTATGCCTTTGCCATGACATTTCAGGGGCAAAGGGCCTGCAGAAATTCTTTTTTATAACAGTGGGATAGCTGCGCCATGACAAAAGGACAACTCTCTAGGGGGGCCAATGCGTTTAACACAATTGGGGTTTTACAACATACTCCGTGTTTTTGTCATATTGTCCTGTTCTTAAAAAAGTAAATAAAAATAAAAAGATAGAGATAGGACCTTTTACAGGACAATAGGACTTTAAGGATAAACAGCCATGCCCGCAGATATTGTTGACCTCTTTCGTGAGCTTGGGTTTAACCCGGCCAAAAAAACCGCCAAGGAGTGGGCCTCGGCCTGCCCCAGCTGCGGGGGAAAAGACAGGTGCAGCATCTGGCCCGAGGAGCAGGAGGGGCGCGGTTATTACTGGTGCCGCCAGTGCGACGTCAAAGGCGACGGCATCCAGCTGCTGCGTGACTATGCAGATATGAGCTACGCCGATGCCTGCAAGCGGGTTGGCGTAGCTCCGGTGGCCAACCTGAAAGCCCCGGCAATACCCAAGTCAAAGATCGTTGAGCCGTTCCAGGCAGTCAGTGGCCAGCTCGGTCAGCTTGAGGGCGTCGACCGCGACAAGTGGCAAGCCCACACCGCCAAGCTGGTGACCTGGGGGACAGAGTGCCTGCTGCGAGCGCCAGAACACATGGCCTGGTTGGCGGCGCGCGGGCTGGATGCCGATGCTGTGCAGCGCTACCGCCTGGGATTTAACCCGGGTGAGCGCGGCAAGAATTGCATCATCCGGCCGCGAGAAAGCTGGGGCCTGCCATCGGTGCTCAAGGATAACGGCAAGCCCAAGAGGCTGTGGCTGCCACGGGGCATCATTGTGCCGCAGATCATGCCTGGGCCCGACGGTGCCGACCTTGTCGAGCGGTTGCGCATCCGCCGCCTCGATGTCGATCGCCAGGAGTTCCGGCCCGAACACAAATACCACGTTGTTGAAGGCAGCAGCATGGATTTGCTGTGGCTGCCGTGCACCGCAAAAAAAGACACGGGGGTGGTTGTTGTGCAGGAGACCGAGCTGGATTCGTACATGCTTCATGCCCTGGCTGGCGATTTGACCAGCTGCCTCGCCTCCATGACCAGCAATATCCGGAACATGTCCACCACAGTGTACGAGAAGCTGAAGGAGGCCAGCTGCATTTTGGTCGCGTTGGACTTTGACAAAGCAGGTGCGGAGGGCTGGCAGCGCTGGCGGGCCACATTTCCCACCGCAAAGCGTTGGCCTGTACCCATGGGCAAGGACGCGGGCGAGGCATTTGGCGCTGGCCTCGACCTGCGCCTGTGGGTTCAGGCGGGCATTCCTGAAGGCCTGCGTATGGCTATGCCGGCAGGACATGCGCCTGACATGACCTCGCAGGAAGGGGCGCGCGAAAAAGACGTGCCGAAAGTCCAGCCCACAGTGGAGCCGGAACAACGCGCAGAACAATGCGAGGTGCAGCGCGCGGAACACTGCGCGGTGCAGCAGGTGGCAGCTTCTGTGGCCACAGCGGCACCGATAAACCAGCGCCCTCCCCGCCCGGAACCGGGGATTTCAGCCCTGCTTTCAACTGCAGCTGGCCCGTTGGACAGTCTTACTATTCTGCGCCGCGTGGGCCTTACCCCGGTACCTGATGGGGCGGGCGATTTCACGCTTAGTGGACACGAGCGGTGGCCAGAAAAGGATTATTGGAAGCTGATGGGCTGGCTGCGCCACAATGGCCAGTGGGTGCAGATGGCTCTGAACGATGCCGCAAAAGGAGAAACCAGTCATGCGCGTATTTAAAACACAGCTTGAAGCCAAGGCATTTCTTATCAATCAGGGCTTCAAACTTTCCAAGAGCAAGTTCGGCCGCGACGTCAACGACCGCAAGGTGGCCACAAATGCCGAGGGTCAGTTTGAAGACGGCGCGTTGTTGGCCTATGCGGCAGCGCACTTGACGCCAGCTGCGCAGGCGGAAAACCGGGCGCTGACTGATGCAACCGTCAACCGTGTTGCTGCCGATGCCGACCTCAAGCGCTTCACTGCTGATCGCGCTCGCTTGAAGCTTGAAAAAGAACAGGGCCTGCTTATGCCCAGGTCACAACATGAAGAAGACCTGGCCGCGCGGGCCATGTTTTTCAAATCAGAGGTGGACAGCTTCGGCTTTCGAAAAGCTGGAGAAATAATAACGTTGGTGAAAGGCGATGAAAGGCTCATGGCCGATCTCTTGAAGTGGTGGGCGGCGGAGACCGCCGACTGGATGGACGCATGGTCGTCCGAACGTGAATTTGTTGCTGGTGAACAAGATGAACCGCAGGGGCAGAACGGAGACGACTAGCATGCTGTCTTTATCCGTAACGCTCGAACACTCGCCAACGGCTAAAGCGATGGCCCGAATACGCTTTACAGATGGCGAGCGGCACGTCTTCCGTAAGCGCCCGTATATTCCACTGTCCGATTGGGCTGCGGCCAACCTGCTTGTCAAAGATGGTCCCTACGCTGGCGGGCGTTACCGCAAGGACGTGAACCCCTACCTTGTGGAAATCATGGACACCTGGTCGCATCCGGATGTTGAAGAGGTGGACGTGTGCGGCTCGGCCCAGACGGGCAAAACTCTGGTCATGCACGGGGCCATTGCCTATGGCGTGGTCATGCGCCCCGGGCCGCGCATGCTTGCCATGCAGGATGATGAAAGCCTGGCCAAAGTGGTGAGCAATAAGTTGCTGCCCATGTTCCGCGCCAGCCGCCCGGTACGCGAACTGCTTGGCAAGGTTCGGGGCGGGCAGATATCCTTCCGTGACAGCACGGCGTTATTTTTGTCCAGCGCTCAATCACAGAATGCCCGGGCATCCATTTCCATTCAGGACCTGATGCTTGATGAAGAGGCATTGTATAAACAAATCGCCGGGCAAGGCGTGCCGGCTCTTGAGTTTCTGGAACGAACCCGCAGTTATTCCCGTACCCGTAAAGTGCTACGGGTGTCCAAGCCCATTGGCGGCGATGAATGCAGCATAGTGCAGGCATTGGAAGAATGCGATGAGGTGCGGCATTTTGAAGCCCGCTGCCCTGCCTGCATGCAGTTTCACCCATTGAGCGAAGAAGGGCTGGTGCTGGTTGAAAAAAACAGTGACCCCCGCGAAGTGGAACGGCGCAAGCTTGCACGATATAAATGCCCTTGCGGCTTCCAGTGGACTGACCAGCTGCGCGACCGCGCCGTGTCCATGGGGCGTTGGACTGCGGAAACCCCTGTGCCCCATCCGCGTAAGGTGGGCTTTGTCCTGCCCGCTATCCTCTCAAAGAACGTCAGCCTGTCTGAAATTATGGCTGCAAAAATGCGCGCCGAGGCGTCAGACTCCCCTGCCCTCCGACAGCACTACGCCAACGGCATGTGGGCGTTGCCCTACCGGGCGGTAGAAATTGAGGTCGAAGAAAACATCGTCCTTGACCGTGTTGACAAAAACTTGCCGGAGCGCACCGTACCCGGCGATGCCGTAGCTCTTACCGCTGGTGTGGACGTTCAGGATCGTGGTTTCTGGTACACGGTGTGGGCGTGGAGGGCCAACCTCGCATCGTCGCTTATTGACTATGGCCGCCTGCCAGACTGGGATGCAGTCCATGCGCTGCTGATGGAAACCCGTTACCCCTATGAAGAAGATTCACCCAGGCATGGACAGGATCTGGGCATCTGGCGCGCTGGTATCGACACCGGCGGCACCCGTAAAGATAGTGACGTTGTTTCACGCACGGAAGACGTTTACCGATGGGTGCGTATTCACGGGGCTGGGCGTGTTTTTGCCTGCAAGGGCGCAAGCCATGAAAGCCCAACGCCTGTGCGGGCAGTAATGATAGACCGCTTCCCCACTTCCCGTATTCGCATCCCCGGAGGCCTCTGGCTTCACTTGCTGGATACGCATTATTTCAAAAGCCTTATCTTCGCCCGGCTGGCCGAAGATGCGCGCCAGCCCATCAGCTTGCACCGCAAAACAGAGATGTCGTTCGCAAGTCAGATCACGGCCGAGGTGCTCATCCGTGACCGCAACGGCAAAATGGTCTGGCAGCGCAAGCGTAAAAACAACCACTACCTGGACTGCACCATGCTGGCCACGGCCTGCACAGACGGATCGTGGCTGCCCAGTCTGCAAATGCTTGTTGAACGTGAGGCGCTTGCCCAGGCGCGAAACGCGCCCGCACGCCTCATCACTGATCCTCAGCCTCCACAGGGCTCTCGCATTCACATGCCGCAGCGTCCGGAGCTGCAACGCACACTGCCTGTCAGAGATCTTCCCCAGCGTACCGTCAACCGGCCCGGCTTTATGCGCCGAGGCTCTGATTTTTAGGAGCATACATGGCCCGCAAGAATACCAACCTACCCTACGACAGAGCCGCCGACGGCGCACGCGTGAACGTGAAACGGGCGTCTGAACTGCTGAACTGTTCAAGCTCATGGGTCTATAAGCTGGTGGAAAGCGGAAAGCTTAAGGCCTTCCGCATCGGTAATCGCAAGGGCTTGCAGATTACCGTGCGGAGCATTGAGGGGTATATGGCGGGTCAGGCGGTGGAAAATTAAATAAAAATTATGTAGTTATGCATTATATACTAGAAAGATTGAAGTAAGGATCTCTCCATCATAGGCGATTGAATATCATGAGTATTCATGTTAAGAATCTATGCCATAAATAAAGTACACATCGACCCAAAATGGGAGTTGGAAACATGAGAGATAAATTTGAATTGTTGCCCAATATTCCTGTTTCAAACATCCAGCTTGATACGAATAATTTTCGAATTGGTACAGCTGCCAATCAACGTGATTGTATTGGGTTAATGTTTGTAGATAAAAGAGCTGAGCACATGATAGCTCTAGCAAAAGACATTGCCGAACGTGGACTATCACCAAATCCTATTGTTGTTGTTAAAAATGATAAAGGTGGCTTTACTGTAAAAGACGGTAACAGAAGAGTCACCGCCCTTAAGCTTTTAAATAATCCATCAGAGGCACCAGATAATTATAAGGCAACTTTTTCAGCGCTTTCAGAAAATGCAAACGCTATAATCAGTGAATCTATCAACTGTTATCTCACAGATGAAGACACAGCGCTTTCTTTTATGGAGCTTTCTCACCTTGGCTTTCAAGGTGGCATTGGGCAAATCAAATGGGGCTCAAATGAAAAAGATAACCTTAATGAATTTAAAGGTGTAAAGCTTCAAAATAATGTTGCGCGAGCAGTACTAACATACCTCAAAAGTATAGGGATTCCTGAAACAGATAACATCAAGATAACAATCTTCCAACGCCTTTTTCAAGACAAAGACGTAAGGGACTTGATTGGTATAGAATGGGAAAATGAAATTCTATCCTTTAGTGCAGATGAAGAATCAGTTGCCAACATACTCACCGAAATATTTTTAGATTTTACAGAACGCGGGAGCACCACCCTTAAAATCTTTACTGATAAAGACAGACTCAAGTACATTAATGAGCTTTTTGCACGAGGAGTCCCCAAGCCCAAGCCGGCAGACACAGAGGTTGGTTCCAGTTCAAAACAAAACACATCAGAGCAAGGTGAACTGGCTGGCACTTCCGAATCGAACGGAGCAGTTAAAGCGAGTAAGCCGCTACATGCACCTGACAATGCTGCCTGCCCTGCTGCAAAACCATCGTGGGATCGAAAAAATTTAATCCCCAAACGTTGTCGCCTTGGAATACCGAAATCCGCCACAAAAGCATCAAATATCGCCCATGAACTATCGCACGGCATTGAAGTAAAAAAAGCGCCCAACGCTGCAGCGGTGTTACTACGACTGTTGATTGAATTTTCAATTGACAATTACATAAGCAATCACGATATCGCTGTACCAAAAGACAAAGATAAATTATACTTTAAGGCCAGTAAAGTCGCTGAAGACCTATCAAAAGGCAGCTACATAAATCAAAAAGAATTCGAAAATTTGAATAAGCTAAGCCAAAATGATGCCATCTTTTCCGCGCATACGCTGAATGCGTGGGTTCATCACTCCCATTACTCACCAGACCCGCAAACCCTTTGCACATTTTGGGAGAATATTGAAAAATTCATCAGTCTTTGTTGGACAAAATAGCTGGCCAGAATAAAACCGGCGTGGTAGTTTTCGGGACTGGAGGAAGCCCCAATGGCATTTTACACACCACTGCGGTACCCTGGCGGCAAGGGTAAGCTTGCCCCATTTATCCAAGACATCTACACTGCCAACAATTTGAGCGACGGCACATATGTTGAGCCGTATGCCGGTGGTGCTGCAGTGGCCTTGAAGCTTTTGCTGGAAGGATACGCTTGGAATATCGTCATCAACGACATAGATAAGCGTGTATATTCTTTTTGGTGGTGCGTCCTCAATAACACCGAAGGGCTATGCCAGCAGATTCGAGACTGCCGCGTTGATATGGAAACATGGCATCAGCAAAAAGAAATTTATACTAACTTCAAAAATTACTCCGTTGAGGAAGTAGGCTTTGCAACCTTTTTCCTAAACAGGACAAATCGCTCTGGCATTCTTTGTGGTGGAGTAATTGGTGGGAAAAACCAGACTGGCAATTATAAAATAGATGCAAGATTTAACAAAAGCGATCTCATTTCAAGAATACAATTAATTGCAAAGTACAAATGCAGAATTAAACTTTACAACAAAGATGCTTTACAACTGGTGCAGGAATTAAACCCAAATTTTGATGATAAAACTTTGGTATATTTTGACCCACCATATTATGTTAAGGGAAAAATGTTGTATCAAAACTTTTATACACCAGAAGACCATAGTGCACTTGCCCAGTTCATCAAAGGCTCTAAGCATCCATGGATTGTCACATATGACAATATAGAAGAAATTAAAAAGCTATACGAAGACATAAATAACGTAGAATTTGATATTTCATACTATGCAAACAAAGAACGGCCACGTGGAAAAGAAATCATGTTTTTTAATAACATAAAAATACCTTGCATACCATATACACGAAAGATAGATTTTATTAAAAATGCAGTATAAAATCACAACAGCATTAAAATAACATTTACGATATAGACTTTTAATACTGTACACTTTTAATTATTTTTACGTTTTCAATCTATGCGGCTGGCCGCATAACCAGAGCGCTGTAACCCGCTAACATCACTGGCCCGTACCCTTTCGCAAGGGGTGCGGGCCATTTTTTTACACGCGTTTTTTCGCCCACAGCTAACACGCCAATTTTATTACGCAACACTTCAAAAAAACTGTCTCCATTCTCTCCATTCTATCCAGCCTACACTGACACGCTCTTTCCCCCAGGTTAAGCCTCGCAAAAGTGCAACGCAAAATTGCGTCAGCCGTTGCCGCCACGCGGCGTACGGATGACGACAGCACAGATGCGAGGAAACATGGCCACATTCACCCGAGCCCAAAAAGCAGAACAAATAGCCGAATGGAATAAAGCCCTGCTCAAATGCGCGCGTGGTCAGGAATACACCATCGGTTCGCGCCGTCTGCGCCGGGCAGACCTGCATGAAATCCGCAACACCCTTGACTGGCTTAACCACCAGCCCACGGTTGAAGATGAGCAGGCTGGACGTGGGGCCCTGCGGTTTACACAGCTTGTTCCCGGTCGCGGCGGCAGGGGGACCTACTGATGCCCAAAGCCCCGCAGCTCGAAATGAACTGGCTTGATCGCGCCATCGGCTATGTTGCCCCCATCTGGGGCGCACGCCGCATGCAGTCTCGTTATACGATGGCTGCCGCGCAGTACATGGCCTCCGGCCTGGTTACTGGCGTGCGCCGCCTTGCTGGTTCCGGTGAAGGCACCTTGGGCAACTGGAACCCGCGCCGCGAACAACGCCTTGCCGAAAACAGATCCTTTGACACAATCATGGCCCGGGCTGAATCCCTGGTTGCCAATGACGGCCATGCAGCAAGCAGTGTCAGCTCTCTGGCGCTCAACGTGGCAGGGCCGGGCCTCCGCCCACAGTCGTACCCAGAACACGCTGTGCTTGGCATCACCGAGGATCAGGCCGAAGCCTTTGCCGATTCCGCCGAGGCCGCCTGGTCGCTCTGGTGCAAGGAAGCCCACGCGGGCGATACCCTGACATTTGATGACCTGCAGTATCAGGCCGTCCACAGCATGTTCGTCACCGGCGAATTTTTGCATCTGCCGGTCTGGCTGGATGAGCCCGGGCGGACCTTCGGACTTGCCATACAGGATCTGCACCCGGCCCGGCTGCGCACGCCTTCTGACCTGCAGCAACGGGCGGATGTGCGCTGTGGCGTCCATTTGGGCAGATACAATCGCCCTCTTGGCTACTTCATCGCCAGCCCGTCGGATAATACAAGCAGCCTCAGCAGCCTCACGTCCGATCACTTCACCTATGTACCGCGCAAGATTGGCCACCGTTACGCCTGCCTCCACCGCTTCCATTCGGACATGCCGGAGCAGATACGCGGGGTCACCATCCTTTCGCCGGCCATGAAGCTTTTCCGCGATTTGTCGGATTATGTGGACTACGAGCTTGTGGGCGCTCTCATCGCTGCCAGCTTTACAGTTTTTATCGAAGCCCCAGGCGAAGTGCTGGCTGGTATGGGCAGTCTTGACGGCAAGTCCGCCGCAGGGCCAGTTGCTGCATATCCGCCGCAGTTGCAGCCCGGAACCCTCACCACAGGGCAAGCCGGGCACAAGCCCCACATCATTTCTTCCGCCCGCCCCGGCCCCACCTTTGACGCTTTTTATGAGCGCATCCTGCGTGCAGCTGCGGCCAGCACAGGCCAACCTTACGAAATGGTAGCCAAGGATTTCTCCAAAACCAACTACTCCAGCGCCCGCGCAGCCCTGCTCGAAGTCTGGAAAATGCACACGCTCTATCAGGAGTGGTTTGTGCGAGGCAATCTGAACCCCATCTGGGGCATGGTCATGGAAGAAGCCTGGTTGCGCGGCCTGCTTGCCGTGCCCGCTGGCGCTCCGTCCATTTACGATTCTCCCCGTATGGCACAGGCATGGCTCAGTTGCGTCTGGACGCGCCCGCCGCGCGGGCAGATCGACCAAGTCAAAGAACGCGAGGCAGAAAGTCGCGGGCTGGAGTCCCTCACAGAAACACGCACTGCCATCTGCCATTCCCGGGGTCTGGACTTTGAAACCATCGCCCGCACCCGGCAGCGTGAAGAAAAGCTGCTTAAAAAACTTGGCCTGCAACCCACACCCACAGCCCCCGGCAAGCCCAAAGAAACAGACACATCCGACGACGAAGACAGCGAGCGCGATCAGCAACACGACGGAGACGACGCGGCGGTAGCTGTTAGCCCGCTTGGCGGGCTTACAGATAGCGACAGCGATTTTTCCGCCCCTCGTTCTGAGTAAACAATTGCTGTCTTCACCCGTAGCTTCCTGCGTCGCAACGGTTGAAGCCAGGAGGAAAAAGAATGAACCTCAATGCCCTGTTAACCGCTCTGTCCGGGCTGTGGGCCATCACGCCTGATGCGCTGAACGCGTTTGTGTCTGACCTGCCGCAGCTCGTCGCTGGAACAGTCCCAGAGTCCCGCACCAATGACGATCTCGCAACACCCATCGAGGCGCCATACAGCATGGAAGGTTCCGTGGCTGTAATCCCGATCAAAGGCGCTCTGGCCAAGAACGGCCTCTCCTTTTTTGGTTTTCAGTTGCTCGCGTCCATGCGTGAAATCGGTGCAGCCCTTCGGCAAGCAGCAGCCGACCCCTCCGTGCGCGCCATCATGCTTGATGTGGAGTCTCCCGGCGGCACCGTTGACGGAACCGAAGAGCTGGCCGCCGCAGTGATCGCCGCCGGGCAGTCCAAGCCCCTGTACGCATACGCCGACGGCCTTATGGCCTCGGCGGCGTACTGGGCAGCCTGTGGCGCGCGCGAAATTGCCGCGCCAGCTACGGCGCAGGTGGGCAGCGTGGGTGTGGTGCTCATGCACCGCGAAGTCTCCCGGGCGCTGGATAACGCTGGCGTCAAAGTCAACATCATAACAGCCGGGCACTACAAGGCCGCCGGCAACATGGCCGAGCCTCTGTCGGATGAAATGCGCGCCTACATCCAGTCCAATATCGACAGCGTTTATGAACTGTTCCTCCAGGCTGTGGAACAGGGCCGTCATGTCAGCCGGGAAAAAGCCGTGGCCATGGCTGACGGCAAAATATTTTTGGCTGGGGATGCCCAGGATATGGGCCTCATTGACCGGGTGTGTAGCCGGACAGAGTTCATCAACAAAATACAAAAGGATTGCACAATGACACTCAGTGAGTTGAAAGCGCAGCACCCGGACACCGTGCAGGAGTTGCGCGCGGAGCTGCGGGAAGCGCTGCGAGCGGAGCTGTCCACAGAAAACAGTCAGGCGCTGGACGCCGCCAGGGCTGACGCCTCTGCCGTGCAGGATCGGATTGTCGCCCTGGCCGGAGCCATTTTCGGCAAAGAAGCTGGCGAAAAATTGAAGGCCGTGGCCGCGTCCGGTGTTTCGGCCGAGACGCTGGCCACCCTGCAAGGCGTGCTGGGGCAGCCTGAAGCTGCCAAGCCCAGCGGGCAGCAGGAAGCCCTGGCCGCCCTGGCTGCCGCCACGGCAAAGGTGCCGGCATCGCCCCTGGCGGCAGTGAGCAGCGAAGAAGACGCGGCGAAGCAGGATTTCGCCGCTCTGGTTGACGCCCATATAGCGGCCCACAACTGCGGCAAGGGCGAGGCTATCAAGGCTGTGGCCAACGCTAACCCCAATGCCCACAAAGAATGGATCGTCGCGCAGAACGCGACGCGCAAGTAGGAGCCCGTTATGGCTTATCACGAAAATTCCAGAAAAACCTTTTCGGCTGCGGGAATCATACCTGCCGACAGCCTGGTCAAACTGACAGCTTCCGGCATTGATGTATGCGGCGCGGGCGAGCTGCCTCTCGGTGTTACCGAAACTGGCGCGCGTATGGCTGATGACCCTGTAAGCGTTCGCATGCTCAACACTCCCGGCACAGTCGAAGTCGTAGCGTCTGCAGCCATAACTGCGGCGCAGTTGCTCACCAGCGGCGCCAACGGGTCTGTTGTGCCTTGCAGCGGCTCCGCCCCTGTGGTTGGCATGGCGCTTTGCACTGCGGCTTCCGGCGGCATTGTCGAACTGATGCCCATGTGCGTTCCCACCCTTTCCGGCGAGTAGGAGTAACCAATGCCCAGAACTTCTTCCATTTTTCGTCCCGACCTTGGCACGCTGGCGTATGAGTATAGCCTTGACGCCGCGTCCCAGGGCTTCATAGCCCAGCAGGTTCTTCCCCCCTTTTTTACTGCCAAAAAAACCGCGCAGTACCCCGTCATTCCCGCCGAAGCCATTCTGGAAGTGGCCGAAACCCAACGCGCTGCCCGCAGCGCCTACGCCCGTGGCGATTGGACGTTTGAAGACGCGGACTACAGCTGCAAGGAAAACGGCTGGGAAGAGCCGGTGGATGACAGCGAGGCCGCTCTTTACCGCAACTTCTTTGATGCCGAGGTCGTTGCCGTCAAGCGTGCGACCCTAATGGTCTTGCGCTCGCATGAAAAGCGCGTGGCCAAAGCGGTTATGTCCACAACCAACGGCATCTCTCGCTCTGCTGTTGCCAAGCCCTGGGACGATTATGCCAATGCTGACCCGTTGGCGGACGTGACCAAGGCTAAAAAGTATTTCCGTTTCGAGGTTGGCCTCACCCCCAATGCCCTGGTGCTCGACAAAGAGGTGCTGGGGCACGTCAGCCTGTGTCACGCGGTGATGGAACGCATCAAATACACCAGCCCCACCGCAATCCGTGGCGAACTGACCATTGAGCAGCTCAAGGCCTACTTTGGTGTCGCCAATATCATTGTCGCCGGTGGCGTCTACAATAACGCGGCCCGCAATCAGCCCAAGAATGTGGAAACCTTCTGGCCTCTGGACAGGGTTTTGCTGGCCTGCGTCTCCACAGGGGGGCAGGACCTGAAGGAACCCGCCCTGGGCCGCACCTTCGTATGGGAAGAAGACGCCCCGAACCTGCTTGTCACAGAGCAGTACCGTGAAGAACAGACGCGCAGTGACGTCTACCGTGTCCGGATGCATACCGACGAACGCCTCCAGTTCGCCGGGGCTGGCTATATCCTTACGGGCGCGACCACCGGCGAATCTGGCAACGACGGCTTTGATCTGCCGTAAGGAGCTACCATGGCCGAATTCCTGATTGCATACATCATTGTGAAGGCTTTTGAGGGCGGCTGGTGCAACGTAATTGGTGATGCCGGTGGTGAAACATACAGCGGCATTGCCCGCAATTTCTTTGGCGCTTGGAAGGGGTGGCAGCTTATTGATGCCGCCAAGTCCCATTCTTCATACCGCCAGGGGGCCACGGCCTTCACCCGCCATCTTACCAACATTCCTGGACTCGCTGATCTGGTCGAAGACTGGTACCGCACGGAGTGGTGGAACCGCATGGGCCTCGCGCAGTTTCCGCAGGCTGTGGCCAACGAAATCTTCGAGGAGTCCGTCAACCTCGGGCGCGGTGGTGCCGGCAAATATCTGCAGCGTTTGTGTAACGCCTTCAACTACAACAAGTCCACTGATCAGCGCCTTTTCACTGATCTGGTGGAAGACGGCGCAGTGGGCCAAAAAACTCTTGCAGCCCTGTCATCCATCCTTGCCCGGCGCTCTGGCCAGAATGAAATCGTGCATGCCCTCAACTGCATGCAGGGCGCACACTATGTGGGCCTTGCCGCCAAAAACTACCAGCACCGACAGTTCATGGACGGCTGGATGACCCGCACGCATTGCGGTAGCTGTTAGCCCGCATGGCGGGCTTACAGATAGCGACAGCGGTTTTTCCGCTCTTCGTTCTGAGTACACAATTGCTGTCTTCACCCGTAGCTTCCTGCGTCGCAACGGTTGAAGCAAGGAGTCTCTCATGAAAAAGCATGTCCTGTTCTTTGTGACCCTCATGGCCGTCATGGTCTTTGCTGTGTCCTTTTGTTCTCCCGCCATGGCCGAAGAAGCCGCCAGCTCGGCTGGCAGTTTTGACGTCATTTCCATGCTTGAAGGACTGTTGCCCGAAAGCACCATGACCTGGGTCACCTTTGCAATCACCATTTGTGCTGCTTTGGCAGTGGCCCTGCCCGCCCCCAAGGAAGGGGGCAACGCCATCTATAAGGTTGTGTATACGGCGATCCAATGGACGGCGTTGAACGTGGGCCGGGCCAAGAACGCAAGTTCGGCCAAATCCGGTGGCTAGGCTTTGCCTGCTGGCCGCACAGGTGCTGTATGCGATCGTTAACTGGTGGAAAACGCGGAAAAACGCTGAACGTACTACTGCTGTTCGTGATGATCCTGGCTCTGCCTGGGTGTCAAAGTTCGGCGGCACTGACGAGCGCAAGCCTCAGCCCGGCTCCGACGACGCCGGGGGCGGTGGTGACAAATAGTTGGGCATACGAGCATGACGGTCAGCTGGTGACCAAGGATGGCCAGTGGGTACACCTCCCGGCCAGCGAAGCCGGAGAACTCTTATTGTGGGTTGAGCATGCGGAGGCCACATGTCCTTAGAAAAAGTTTTGAATTACGCGCTTGGGGCCATCGGGGCGCTGCTGCTCATGCTTTTTGGACTTGTTACGTTTGAGTTTCAGGCTCTCAGTAATGATGTGCGTGGACTACAGGCTGCAATCACAGATCGGCTGGACAAGCATGAAACCAGGCTTGTCGATCACGACAACCGTCTTGTGCGGCTGGAAACGCTCAGGGACGTGAGGGATGGGCGATGAGCTTTGCCAGCGACCTTGCCGATGACCTCGGCACCTTTCTGGATCTTGATGAGTTTGGCGAAGAGCACACTATCGACGGCATCCCTGTTGTCGCCATCGTTGATGACGCACAAGGTTCGCTGACAACCGGGGCCGCCGGCGGCTTTGTCGATGCCGCCGGCCTGGCCCTGTTGTCCAACACCAGAACCGTCTTCCTTTATGAATCTGCGCTGCCCTTCACACCGGTGCCGGAGCAGCAATTGGAACTGGACGGCGAATTCTGGCTGGTGGCTGCGGAAGCGGACAGCGTGCGCCATGAAAAAGGCATGCTCATCCTCAAACTCATCAAAGTCTACTCGTGAGGCGCCATGATTGATCTGCGGTTTGACGTCAAAGATCTGAAGCGTGTTTTGGGTCCGCTCTCGGGCATGCCAAAGCTCGTTGATGATGGGCTGCGCTCCGCAATCCGGCGCACGGCCGCAACCATGCGCACTGACGTTAACAGGCAGATACGGCTGCACAGCTTCTTGAAAGCTGGCGACATCAGCCCGGCCATCAGCAAGCCCCTGTTCGCCAGCAGCGCTGGCAGCTTTGAGGGCGTTGTGCGTATTTCGGGCAAACCTCTTGCTATGGATAAGTTCCGCCTGGTGCCCAGGCGCGTGACTGCCCGCAAGCGCATGCGCAGCAGCAGGTGGGGATTGGCCGGCTACCAGATCGGCCCTGGGGAGCCGGTGCGTCAGGCTACGGAAAGAGGCGGCCGCTCAAAAGGTTTTGTCGTTCGGCTTGGCGGCAAGCTGTACCTCATGCGTCGCAGCGGAAAAAAAATGCAGCGCATGTATGGATACAGCGCACAGTATTTCGCGGTCTTTGATGCTGTGCGCCGCGCGGTTGAAAACAATGCCCGGCAAAACTTTGAAAAGCGAATGGCGCATGAACTGTCTTACAGGCTGGGGAAACTGCGGTGAACGTCTATCTACTCATGACTGCATTACGAAAAAGCCTTGAGCCCCAGCTCGCAACCTTGCCGCTGCCGAGCAGGCAGCGGCACACCCGGCCCGAACCCGGGCAGGAAATGCTTCGGCCCGCGACCATACGGGTGGGCCGCCTGCCGGCGAAAGAGGGCGGCGACACGTCCGACGCTCCTTTTGTGCTTATCCAGCCGATACATGGCCATGATGAAGACGGTTGTTCGTACACGACCATCGCCCTCCGTGTGTTGATCTGGAACGAGGATGGAGAGGCCGGGGAAAACGATCTGCAAAATCTGCTGGGGCTGCTGCGGCGAACGGTGCTTGCCTGCAAACAGCAACCTCTGGACGGGCGATATGTGCTTGAACCCGATGAGCGCGGACGCTTTGCATTCTGGGATCGTCCCGACGACCAACCACCACACTTTGCCGAAGCCTTTATTCTCACAAACTGGAAAATGCAGGGGATCTAAAATCATGAGTTACAACCACGGCGTATATGTTCAGGAGCAGGCCACAGGCCTGGTTACTCCTGTAGAAGTAAATTCCGCGCTGCCAATCATTGTGGGTACGGCCCCGGTGCATAACCTGCCTGCGGAAACGTCCCGCCCTGTCAACGCGCCCAAGCTCATCTACAGCATGCCCGATTTTGTCGCGGTGTTCGGTGCTCCGGCAACCGACGAATCCGCCGGTGGCTACACGCTGTATGAAGCGGCGCAGGTCTATCTGACGCGCTATAAGGTGGCTCCCATTGTTGCCATCAACGTCTTTGACCCTGCAAAGCATGTGGGCGGTGTTGACGATGATGCGCCTGGCGCGCCGGATGTCAGTAAAGTCACTGCCACGGATATCATCGGCGGTATTGACGCAGCAACCAACGCACGCAAAGGCGTGTCCCTTGTTGAAGAAGTGTTTCCACGCTTTCGACTCACGCCTGGGCAGATCCTGGCCCCGGGGTTTTCCGGCACGCCGTCCGTGGCGTTGGCGTTGGCAACGGCCTGCACCAACATCTGCGGGCATTTCCGCGCCACAGGCATCATTGATGTGCCCGGCGAGGTGCAGTCCTATACCGAAGTTCCCGCATGGCTCAATGACAATAACCTGACTGACGTCAACCTGATCGCCATGTTCGGTAGCCCGGTATACGGTGGCAAAGTTGAACACGGTTCCAGCCATCTTGCCGGGGTCATTGGCCAGCGCGATGCTGAAAATGAGGGCATCCCGTTCTGGTCGCCGTCCAACAAACGCCTCCAATGCGAAGGGCTTGTACATGCCGGTAAGGAGATGCACCTTACCCCCGCCGAAGCCGCCTACCTCAATGGCAACGGCATTGTCACCGGCCTCAACATGGTTGGTGGCCTGGTTGCCTGGGGCGATCAAACAGCCGGCTATCCTGGCGTCACCGACGTTAAGGATACCTCAATACCCATACGCCGCATGTTCAATTGGGTTGGCAACACCCTGGTGCTCACCTGCTGGCAGTATGTGAGCAACCCGCTGCGCCGTCGCATGATCGAAACCGTACAAGATACCTTCAACGTATGGCTTAACGGCCTTGTTGGCCGCGAATTCCTGCTTGGCGGCCGCGTGACGTTTGAAGAGGTGGATAACCCCACCACCGATCTCATGGCTGGCAAGGTTCGTTGGCATGTCTATCTCACTCCGCCCCAGGCTGCGCGCGAGCTGATCTTCATCCTTGAATACGACCCCGCGTACCTCTCCACTCTCTACGGCCTGACGGCATAACAGGAGCGCGTCATGTCTCAGATACTGCCTTCCACCAACCTGATTCCTGCCGTGTTGACCAACGCAAAAGTCTACAAGGATGGCGTGGATCAGCTTGGCGTCGCCACGGTTGAAGCCCCGGATTTCGAATACCTCACGGAGTCCATATCCGGCTTGGGTATCGCTGGTGAAATGGACGTGCCCGTCGCTGGCCACTTCAAATCCATGGCTCTCAAAATCAAATGGAACACTGCCAACGACAAGGCCGTGGTCCTGCTGCAGCCGGTCGGGCACCACATTGAAGTCCGCGGCAACATTCAGGAGCTCGATGCGGGCTCCGGTAAATTCGTGAACAAGGCCGTCAAGGTTGTGGCCAAGTCGCTCCCCAAGAAAATCGGCATCGGCAAGTTTGAACCTGGCAAAAAAATGGAGCCCGAAACCGAGCTTGAGATCTACTACTACAAACTGTGGCTTGGCGGTCGGGAGCTGGTCGAAGTCGACAAACTGAACTTCATCTTCCGACTCGACGGTATCGACCAGCTCGCCGAAGTGCGGGCGAACCTGGGTATGTAACCATAAAGGATTTTATCATGGCCAAAGAAAAAAATGTGACCATTGCCCTTGATTGGCCTGTCGAGCTTGCAGACCGCAAGCTCGACAGCGTCTGCATGCGCCGTCCGACCATGGGGGATCTCATTGATAACCCTGTTCGTGATGGGCTCGATTATCTCGGAGAAGTCCGGCTGTTTGCGGCCCTGTGCGGGCTGCATGAAGACGATCTGCGGGCGATGGATGCGGAGGACTATCTCAAGCTGCAGCAGCAGTATGCTTTTTTTCGCGGTGCCAAACAGCCCGAAAACGCGTCGGGAGGTGATGCTGCGGCTCGGTAGGCTGACGGGGTGGGGGTTGCAGGATCTGCGATCGTTGACCTGGGATGAGGTCCTGGACTGGCTTCAGGACGCTCTGGATCTTGAAGCGGAAATCAGGCGAGCGGCCGGAGTGTAACAACCCTGGCCAGCGCACGAACCACGGTAACAGCGGCCCCGGCAAGGGCTCCGAGCATGGGGCCGCATATGAACAGCACAGCCAGAGCAAAAAGCCCGTAGACAAATATGGCGGCAAAAATATCCATCGGAGATCCTCATGAGTAATACATTCGGCATCGGCTTTGCCGTTGGTGCGACGCTGTCGCCCACTGTCAGTAATGTATTTACGACAGTTGAGCAAAAAATCAAGTCCAGCAGCCAGCGTATGGAGGCGCTGTCTGCAAAATCCAAGGCGCTGGCCAGGGCGGACACACTCCGCACGCAGGTCCAGGGAACGCAGCGACTTTATGCTGCGGGCGGCGGGCATGATCCTTTGCTGCGTGAAACACTGCATCGTCAGGTTGCGGCATATAAAGAGGCTCAGGCGGCGGCACAAAAGTACGGCGTTGCCGTGGCGGACTATGGGCGCGCCCATGCCAAGGCCGAAACACAGCTGGCACGGACGCAAAACCGTTTGCAGTCACTGTCAAAAGCCCAGGCCGCTGCAGATCGCCGGAAAGATATTCGCGGCGGTTTGATGGAGGCAGCTGTGCCCGTGATGGCTGCTGCGCTGCCCGTCAAGGCTGCCATAGATTTCGAAAGCGCCATGGCTGACGCAGCCAAAACGATCGACGGCATGCGCGATGATACCGGTAAGCTGACCCCGAAATATTATGAAATGGAATCTGCTATCAAAGCCCTGGGCCGCACCCTGCCATTGACGCATGACGAAATCGCCCGGCTGTTTGCGTCTGGGGGGCAGCAGGGCATTGCTGGCATGGATGAGTTGCAAGACTTCACAACAATGGCTGCGCATATGAGCGTGGCCTTTGGCATGAGCACTGAAGAAGCTGCGGACGCCATCGGCGGGTACCGTAGCGCTATGCGGCTCTCATTTGATGATACGCGTAGTATGCTGGATCTTATGAACCAGTTCGCCAATACAACCTCAGCGTCTGAAAAAGGCATCGCAGACGTGGTGAGGCGTATCGGACCGCTGGGCAACGTCGGCGGTGTGGCGGCAAAGCCCATGACAGCACTCGCCGCAACATTGGACGCCATGAAGGTAAGCCCGGAAATTGCTGCCACGGGTATTAAAAATCTTATTCTGGCCATGACTGCGGGTAGCGCTGCGACAAAGGCACAAAAAGAGGCATATGCCTCGTTGGGAATTAGTACGGTCAAGCTTGCAAAGCAGATGCAAACAGACGGTCCGGCTGCGATTATCAGTGTGCTTGAAGCTGTGCAAAAACTCCCCAAGGCCCAGCAGTTGAGCACGATGCAGGAAATTTTCGGCAAAGAATCTCTTGGCGCCATCGCTCCGCTGCTCGACTCTCTTGACCAAGTCAAAAAAAATCTGGTCATTGCCAGCGACGAAACACAGTACGCAGGGGCAATGCAGCAGGAATTTGGCAATCGATCTGATACGACGGCCAATAAGCTGATCATTGCAGGCAATAGGGCAAAAGAACTGGGAATCATCCTAGGCAACGGCTTGCTGCCGGCCATCAATTCTATCCTTGAAACTGCCGGGCCCATCGTTTCCAGCATTGCTGGTTTTGCCCAAGAACATAAAACACTGACGACCGTACTTGTGGGCGCGGTTGCAGGCTTCCTTACTTTGCGCCTTGCAGGCATGGGCGCAGCTTACATGTTTCACGGGGTTAGCGGAGCATACCATATCACGCGAGCGGCTCTTGGTTTCCTTATTCCCGGTTTACGTGCCGCCGCTGTGGCCGAAGGAGCCACTGCAGCGGCAGCTAATGCCAGCGGAGCGTCGTCGTTGCGTACCAGCGCCGCCTGGGTATGGCACAAAGGGGTAATGATTGCCGGAGCTGCCGCCAGTCGCGCTGCTGCAGCTGGTCAATGGCTGCTCAATGCAGCCATGTATGCCAACCCTATCGGCCTGGTTATTGCCGGTGTTGTGGCCTTGGTTGGCGGCATGATCTACCTCTACAATACCTGTGAACCCATACGCACTGCGTTTGACAAGGTTTTTGGCTTCATTGGTGCAAAAGTCGGCTGGGCCGTCGGCAAGCTGCGCACGGTTGGGGAATGGCTTGGTGTTGTTGATAAGGCCGAAGCAGTACCCGTGCCTGATGGTGTTGTGACGGCTCCCCCTCCCGACGTGCCAGCTTTGCCTACATCGGGCGCTGTCCCTTCACTCCCCAGCAAAGCAGATCTTGATGCCCTTGGTCAGGGCGGCATGCCCGGCGCTGCTGGAGCAATGCCCGCAATGGGCGGCGCTGGTGCGTCTGTCAGTATGAACTTTACTCTCAACGGCCTCAGCGATGCCGGCTTTGCAAAGCGTCTTATGGCTGCGCTTGATAATAATCGCGGCGAATTTGAGCGCCTTGTATCAAGCATCGTGCATGACCAGGAGCGTTTGGCTTATGGCGGCTAAGACATACAGAACAGTCCAGGGCGATGCCTGGGATTCCATTGCCTACAAGCTGTGGGCCAAAGAGCATTTCATGCATTACCTCATGGCTGCCAACCCCGCGCACCTTGATATTCTCGTATTCACGGCCGGAATTGAGCTGTCTGTCCCTGCCCTACCCGTATCTTCAACAACAACGGAGGGTTTGCCGCCATGGATGCAATGAACGGAGTAAAAACCGCGCGGCGGGTCACACTGTCTGTTTCTATCGGCGGGCACGATGCCGCCAGTTATGTAGACCCATACCTGCTCGACTTCAGCTTTACTGACAATGCCGGCGGCAAGGCGGACGAAGTGCAGCTGACCCTCCATGACCGGGACGGTAAATGGAACGGAGAATGGCGTCCCAAGAAGGGTACCGCTGTTTTTGCAAGCATCACAGTACATGATTGGGAGGGCGATGGACACACCGCGACCCTACCCTGCGGCACTTTCAAAGTTGATGAAATTGAGTTCACTGGCCCGCCGGACAAGGTCAAGCTTAAGGCCGTCACGTCTGCGCTGACGTCTGGCTTGCGCGACGAAGATAAAACTCGCGCCTGGGAAAATTTTTCGCTTGGTAGTTTGGCTGGACAGCTCGCAACTGAAAACGGTTTGGAACTCATGTACGACGGCCCGGACCACAGTTTTGCGCGACAGGATCAGCGCGAAGAAAGTGATTTGGCTTTTTTACAGCGCCTGTCCAGCGAACGCGGCATGAACTGTAAAGTACACGATGGCAAACTCGTGATGTTTGATGCAGCTGGAGCTGATGCAAAATCTGCGGCCCTCACGATCCCCAAGACCGGCAACATGTACTCACCAGAGTCGTACAGTTTTAAAGAGTCCTCTTCCAAAACTGGCTACAAGGATGCCGATGTGGCGTACACCGATCCCACTACGGGCACGACACATACTGCCAAAGTGCGGGCCACCGACGCCGATGTGGATGAAAAAACCCTGCAGCTCAATCAGCGTGTCGAGTCTTCGGGTGAGGCAATACGTCTGGGCAAGGGTGAGCTACGCAATAAAAATAAGGAAAAAAACAAGGCGACACTCGAATTTATGGGCAACCCCGCTGTGGTCGCCGGGGTGGTCTTGGCCTTGACGGGCTTTGGCCAGTTTGATGGCCGCTGGTTCGTTGAAAAGGCAGAGCACAAGATCGGATCTGGCTACAAGACCTCCGTCGAAATACGCAAGACCTTGGACTATTAGGGGGCATTATGGGCGGTTTCGATTTTGCGGCATTGGAGCGGCGCGTCAGGGCATTGGAGGCTAACCGTGGTGCGAGCTTGCGCTTTGGCAAGGTTGTCGGTGTATCCGGCGGCGCTGCCAAGGTCCAACTTGAGGACGGCCAGGGTATGGTCAGCGCGCCCCTGCCAACGCTCCAACGCAGGGTGCTCAAAGACCAGGAGATCAAGTTGCCTGATGATGGCGAACCTGTGGCTTGCCTCTTTTCCGGGCAGGGCCTGGAGGCTGGCGTGGTTCTTGGCGCTGTGTACTCCCAGGCCAGTCCAGATCCGGAGCAGGAGCGCCAGTTGGAGTTCAGCCGTTTTAGCGATGGCACGGTCATTTTTTATGACCGTGAGGCTCACAAATTTTACGCAGACGTCAAAGGCGATGTGGATCTGAAAACAACCGGCACGGTCACCGTGAAAGCGGAAAAAGAGATCCTCGCTGAAAGCATGATCAACATCACGCTGCGCGCGCCCACAATCACCCTGGCCGGGCTGCTGCGTTGCACGGACAAGGATGGCAAGCCCGGGAGCGGTACGTTGCTGGGTGATTATCGCATCGAGCAAGGCGGGCTGGACGTGCCGGATGATGATGTCACTGCCGGCAACGTATCGGTGCGGCAACACGTCCACAAAGGTGTCCAGTCTGGCAGTGGGAACTCTCAAGAACCTGTTGGAGGCTAAATGCGCATCGGCAGTCTTGGCGACATAATTTTTGAGGTCAGCCCCATAGGCGGCCGCACGGTGACGCCTGGCCAGATTTCGCGCGAGCGGAAAGCCCGGTTTGAAGAACACAAGGTTGTAGGGGCTCTGCCGCGCCTTGAATTTCTTTCTCCGGAACTGGCCACTGTGGGCATGCCTATTCATCTGCGGGCGGACATGGGCGTCAATCCTGTCAGAGAGGCCGACCGACTGAGCAAGCTGTGCAAAGACGGCAAGGTCTATCGGCTCATCATCGCCGGCTGGAATTTTGGTTATTACGCTGTTGAGTCCGTGCAGCAGGACATGCGCTATACGGTCGGCGACAAAATTTTTGCTGTGGACGTGCGCGTTGCACTGAAGGAGTACGTCTGATGCCCGTCCTTGAACTTGCTGAAACATCCATGCCCTTGACCATCGGTGCCACTGGCCTTGCTGCCATTGAACAAAACATCCGCATCATTGTCACAACGCTTGCCTACAGCGTGGCTCTTGACCGGGGCTTTGCGCATGTTGGCGCGTTTATTGACGCTCCTACTCCCTACGAGGCCGCCCGCCTGATCGCCGACCTCACCGAAGCCATTGAAACCAAAGAGCCGCGCGTGCTTGTGGAGCGCATAACGCTGGAACCGTCTGCAGATGAGGCTATGCAGGGGCGTCTTTATCCAAAGGTTACTTACAGGCGGAAAGACGGAGTGACATTATGAATACCATAGGCCCCGCAGGGCGCGCGGTAGCGCGGTTTAGCGTAAATGGCGCATGCGGTCGGGCTTGCCCCGCCGCATATGCTTGCGCCGTTGAAGCGGGAAAGGACGGGGTGGCATTGTGAATGATATTAGCTTTGCGGATATTGATCCCGCCAGCGTCGAGGCCTCGGTCATCTCCGTCTACGAGAGGCTGACGAACACCACACTGTACGATGGCGACCCTGTGCGCCTGTTCCTCTGCTCCCTGGCATATGTGATCGCCACCCAGAATCAGGTCATTAATCTTGCGGGCAAACAAAACCTGGTGCGATATGCCGAAGGTCAACACCTGGAAGAATTGGGTAAAGGCGTTGGCACGGAACGCCTGGGCGTATCCCATGCCCGAGCAACGCAGCAGTTTGTTCTGGGAGCAGCACAAAGTTTTGCCGTCATAATTCCCGCCGGTACAAGGGTAACCACAGCCGATCGCAAGATGGTCTTTGCCCTGCATTCCGACCTGGTCATTCCGCCGGGAACGGTCGCCGGATCGGGAATGGTCGTGGCTGACAACGCAGGCTCGGCATGCAACGGCCTTGTGCCAGGGCAAATATGCCTGTTGGTTGACCCACTGCCCTATGTCAAAAGCACGGCCAACACAGCTACCAGCGCCCTCGGCGCGGATGTTGAGATGGACGATGCGTTTCGTGAGCGCATCCAGCTCGCGCCGGAGGCCTTCAGCTGCGCCGGACCAAGTGGAGCATACCGCGCTTTGGCCAGATCTGCACATCAGGATATCGCAGACGTGGCCGTGTGGTCGCCGGAGCCTGGATCGGTAGATCTTCGGCCAGTGGCCACTGGCGGCGAATTGCCCAGCGAGGAAGTGCTTGCGGCCGTGCGCGCCAGAATGTCACCTGATGATGCTGTGCCACTTAACGATACCGTGACCGTGGCGGCTCCAGACTTGGCGTTCTACGACCTGGATGTCGAATGGTCACTTTCCCGCACTGCGTCGGCCATGGCCAGCACAGTCAGCGCCGCTGTTGACGCAGCCGTGGAAAGCTACAGGATATGGCAACGCACAGTGCCAGGGCGGGACATAAATCCTACACGGCTGATCAGCTTAATGGAGCAAGCTGGAGCACGCCGGGTGCATGTTAAAAGCCCCATCTTTACGAAACTCGTACCGCGCCAGCTTGCCCGCGAAACCTCCGTGACGGTGACATTTACGGGGGTGGATGATGAGTAGCCTGGGCAGTCTGGATTTTCTGGATCTGCTGCCCGGCAGCATCTCCGGCGACACCACCATGCAGGCCGCAGCCAGGTCGCTTAATGGCGTACTGCATAGCACCAACTTGGCCATACCCAACCTGCTGCTCCAGGCGCGCCTGTGGAACCAACCCGCAGCAAGCATGCTGTCGCCGCTGGCCAGTCTGACAGAGGCTCGTGAAGGGCTCAAGCCCCTGACAATGGCCGAGCTGGAGCTGCTCGCGTGGCAAATGCATGTCGATTTCCGCGAGGTGGCCACCACCAGGGAGCAACTCGCGGAAATGGTGCGGCAAAGCATCCCCTGGCACCGCATCAAGGGTACACCTGCCAGTGTGCGCAAGGCCCTGGCGCTCTTTGGCTACTCGGCAATTATCGAACCCAACGGACCCGGTCGCTGGTGGGCCACATACCAGCTTGGGCTGCCGGAGCTTGTCGGCCTGGACGATGTGCGCCGCATCGTGGCCATCTGCAATGAGATGGCTCCGGCGCGCAGCAGACTGTGGCGTGTCTATGCGGGATTTGACCGACGCCCCATCGTGCTGACCAAGGGCCCGGCTCTCAGCAATGGATGGCTGACATACTATTCCGGCACGCATGTGCCTGTTGCTGACGACAACGTCATGGTGTCATTCGGCAGTCGCCGGGGGTTTCAGTCCGAGCAGCTCTACCCGGCCGACCTGGCTGCAGGCATGCAGACGTCACTACGCTATGGGGCGCTATGTCCCTACGTCGACCGCTTTATTCTTGGTCGTTCACGACTCACCGCCGACCGCTACCCACGTAACCATAGCTTTGTTGTTGGGCAGATCTCCAGCCTTATCTGGGCAGTGCGGACCGCCGCTGGATGGGACCGCCCATTGCCCCCGTGGCGCATGAATCGAGTACGGCGTGTGGCCAGGTCGCAAATTGTGCTTTCCTGCTCGCCCGACGGCCGCAGCACGGGTACATTGGGCGACAGTAACGCCCGCCTGTCCCGCACGTATGCCACCACCTTTGACGGATATGGCCGCTTGTCATCCATGCGACTTTCTCAGCCCGTGCACCGCGAGGTTCACGAGCTGACCCTCATGACGCACCAGCGTCATGCCTTTGCCCTGGCTGCGGTGAGTGATGAGCCCACGGCACGGCCCTGCGCCACAATTTCTGGCAGCACCGCATTGGGGACCCTGCCGCTTCATGACCTGCGCTGGGGCGGCCCGTGGACCTCCCGGCGCTGGTGGCCATACGTGGCAGAAACAAACATAACCTCTACCTCAACGGAGGACTAACATGGCCCTTGCAACCCTTACCAAAACAGGCCGAGCGGCCATTGCCGCCGCTATAGCCAATGAAAAGCTCTATCTCGCCTGGGGCAGTGGGGATGCGTCCTGGGACGATGAAGGCGCCACGTTGCCATCACTGGTTAATGCAACAGCGCTTATGGCCGAGGTTGGCCGCCGCGTCGTTTCCACTGTTGGCTTTGCTGCTCCGGATGATTCGGGGAGCATTGTCATTCCCGTGAGTCAGGGGAACAACGGGGAGGTGCAAGAGGCGCGTTATAGCCCGTCCGTTACCCCCACGCCGTATCTGTACGTGCTGACAAAATTTGACTTTGCCGACGCCGCCAATGCCGTTATCCGCGAAATGGGCGTGTTCATGGGCGGCTCGCCCGCCGAAGGACTGCCCCCTGGCCAGCGGTATTTTCTGCCTGCTGAAATAGCCGACCCCGGGTTGCTGCTGGCCGCCCAGATTATCAGCCCCTCAATTAACCGCTCACCCAGCGTGCGGCAGAGCGTCGAATTCGTCCTGCCCATATAAGGAGCATCCCATGCCTGAGATCAAAGACCACTACGACAATTTCGATGAAAGCAAGCACTACAGCCGGGTTATGTATCGTGACGGTTACGCCCTGCAGGGGGCCGAACTTAATGAAATGCAGAGCATTTCTGCGGCTCGGGACAGACGCCTCGCTGACGCTTTGTTTGCCGACGGCGACATCGTCAGCGATGCCGGCATTGTTGTTGATGCTGCCACGGGCTCTGTCACCTGCCTGGCCGGGCGCATCTACATCAAAGGTGAGGTGCGGGACGTGGAGTCCGCAACATTTACCGTGCCTACCACTGGCACCATAACCGTGGGTGTGCAGCTGGTGGAAACAGCAATCTCGGAGCTTGACGACCCCGCGCTGTATAACCCGGCCGTGGGCAGCCGTGGCGAAAGCGAAGCCGGGGCCTGGCGGTTGAAGGTAACCGCCGTTTGGGCTCTCTCCACTGATGTGGCCGGCAGCGAATTTTACCCCGTGCACTCCATTGACGACGGCGTACCCAGGGCCAAAGAGACGCCGCCCAACCTTGACAGCTTTAACCAGGGCATAGCCCGCTATGACCGCGATTCGACCGGCGGCGGCACATATGTCAGCTCGGGCATGCTGGTGCGCGCAGCGGACAGTGTTGGGGGCTCGCAGGTGTACACGGTCACTGAGGGCCGCTGCCGCGTGAACGGCTACGGAGTCGAGTTGCTCACCTCGCGCCGGATCAGTTACACGGCAGCGCCCGATCTGCGCTTTATTGACACCGAAGTCATAGAAGCGGACGGCAGCGCCACGCAACGCATCGCCGTTGCGCATCCGCCTATCAATGAGATCACGGCCCTGCGCGTGACCCTTCAAAAGACCGTGTCGCTGGTGCACGGCGCATATGCCGGCGCGTCCGACTCCTTGCCTGATACGTCCGTCATGTCGCTTGTGAATGTCAAACAGGGCGACACTGTGTATGAGGCGGGCAATGACTACAAAAAAAATGGCGACAAGGTTGACTGGTCGCCTGCAGGGGCGGAACCCGATCCTGGTTCCACATACACGGTCACGTACACATATCTGGACAAGAGCCTGACCCCGGGCGATGTGGACTTTGACGGCTTTACCGTCAGCGGCGCGGTGCCTGGCACGGGCATCATGGTGTCGTATCAGCAGGCTCTGCCGCGCATCGACAGACTGTGCATCAGTGCGGACGGCGTGTTTTCATGGCTGCAAGGGGTAGCGTCGGAAAGCAATGCTCTGGCTCCGGCAGTGCCCGCAACCATGCTTTCCCTGGCCAGCATCGTGCAGACCTGGCGCGGCCCCGGAACCGTAAAAAACGACGGTGTGCATGTTGTGCCCTGGAGCGACATGGAGGCCCTTGTAAACCGTGTGGACTATGTGCTGCAGGAAATTGCCCGGCAGCGCCTGGAGGCTGACGTGGCTACCCGCGAGTCTGGCGCACGCGTGGGTATGTTTGTTGACCCGCTGCGCGACGACAGTATGCGAGATCAAGGCATCGCACAGACCGCTGCCGTGGTGGGCGGGGTACTCACCCTGCCGGTTTCAGCCCGGGTGTATGGGCTGTCGGCCGACATTGCAACGCCCAAGGCCCGCAACTACACGCCGCGCGTCCTGCTCGCCCAGCCATACAAAACCGGCAGCATGCTCGTTAACCCCTATCAGGCTTTTGACCCCATGCCCGCTGATGTCGTGCTCGAGCCAGCGGTTGACCGCTGGACGGAAACCAAAACTGATTGGACCAGCACTGAAACCAGACGGATTACAAACATGGTCTACGCGCCTGGGGCGTGGGATCACGGCACGACATACACAAGCACATCAAGCAAGACCGAGGCGGTGGGCTCGACAACGTCCGAGCTCGAGTATCTGCGTCAGATTGATGTGGCCTTCACGATTTCGGGTTTTGGCCCGAAAGAAAAGCTGCAATCAATCGTATTTGACGGTGTTAACGTGTCCGCCAAGCAAAACAATCTGGCTGCCAATGCTTCCGGCATTCTCACCGGCTCTTTCACCATCCCGGCAGACATCCCTGCCGGGGCGAAAGCCGTGGCATTTACCGGAGCAGGCGGCACCAAGGGCAGCGCCACATTTGTGGGGCAAGGCACGCTGACGGCAACCACCCTGCGCCAGGTGCAGACGATCACGTCCACCGTCATCGATCCCCTGGCCCAGACGTTCATTCTGGACGAAGGTGTGCAGCTGGCGGGCGTGGATTTGTGGTTTCTGGCAAAAGGTGGCGAAGTGCGCGTGCAGATCCGCGAGGTGAGCGGCGGCTATCCCACCCGGACCGTGCTTGCCGAGGCCATTGTGCCGTCGTCGCAAATAGTGGTTTCCGGCGGCGGACACACGCGCGTGTTGTTTGATGCCCCTGTGCCGCTGGCTGCCGCCACCGACTATGCCGTGGTCGTGCTCTGCAATGACGCGACAACGGCCCTGGCTATCGCGGAACTGAGCCAGTTTGACTCCACGCTGCAACAGTGGGTGAGCGCCCAGCCCTACAGCGTAGGGGTGCTGCTCTCGTCAAGCAACGCTGTCACCTGGACGGCGCATCAGAACCGCGACCTGACCTTCCGGCTTCTTGGGGCCTCTTTCGCCGATGGGGCCGCCACCGTGCCCCTTGGCAGTGCCACATTGTCCTCTGCCGCCACGGACGTGGTCCTGCTGTCGCTGGCCGAAACCCCAACATCGCAAACACGTCTGGAATACGCCCTGGAGCTGCCCAGCGGCACGGTGCTGACCGTTGCCGAAGGCCAGCCCGTGCGCCTGACGGAGCCCGTCAGCGGCGGTATTTCCGTAACCGCCAAGCTGCTTGGCGACGCCAAGGGGTCGCCTGTGCTTTGGCCTGGCTCACAGTTGCTGGCTGGCAGCGTGCAGGAGTCCGCGGACTACTACAGTCGCAGCATTCCCGCCGCCGGAGCCACGCGAGCCGTGCTCATTTACGATGCCGTCATTCCCTCCGGCGCTGGCGTGACGCCGGAAATACAGATTGACGGCGGCGCGTGGGAAGCCATGACTGTGAGCGGTACCGTCACCCAGGGTGAGGGCGAGGTGGAATTCAAGTTTACATCGGCGTTGGCGGACGCGAGTCTCATTAAAGTACGGCTCGCTCTGACCGGCACCATTGCGGCCCGCCCCCAGGTAAGCAACATCCGGCTTATGGCCGTGGCGTAGGAGCTTTTATGGTAGACAATAAAACTCCGTATCTTGGGCTGCCGCTGCCAGATCTGGCCAACCAGCAGGATGAGGATGTGCCGCGCCTCGCCGAGGCGCTGGCCGGGCTGGACGCGCTTGCCGCCCAGAACGATGCGCGAATGGCGGTCGCGGAGGCTGGCTTGGAGGGTGCAGTCGAGCGAGTCGTGGTTTTGGAAGATGACACCCTGGAGCTGCGAAAAGGCATGGTGGCCCTCTCCGGACGCGTAGACGGTGTGGAAGCAAAGTCGCCTGATCTGGCTAGCAAGGACAAGGCGGGCATCGTTAAAATCGGCGAAGGTATTGCCGTGACGGAAGGGGGAATAATTTCTGTTCCCCCGCCGCCGGAGATTAATCTAGCGACAAAAAACAGCGCTGGAACGGTCATTGTTGGAGATGGTCTTGATGTCTCAGGCCCTATTGAAGAGGGGCAAGGCTTACCCGCCCCCGGTACGCTTTCGCTTGCTGCCCACTTGGATGAAAGCGGAAAAAAATATGGCAAGGGCGACAGTCAGTTTTTCGGGCACGTCAAGCTGGTCGATGACTTTGAGCAGAACGCCGATGCTACAAGCGGTATTTCCATTTCCCCCAAGGGAGTAAAAACGGCATTCGACAGATTGGTTGGCATTATAGGTGAACAGGTTATTACTTCCTCTCGTACCTGGGTTGTACCAGAAACGGGCCGTTATCAAATAACGGCTGTTGGTGGAGGCGGCAACGGGGGTGCCGGGGGAAAAGGAATAAGTGGTTACTATGAAGACAGCTCATGGGCTTGGAGTGGTGGAGGTGGTGGTGGAGGTGGAGCTGGTGAGCGTACACAGACTACGCAAAATCTGACAAAAGGCACCTCATATGTACTTACTGTTGGCGGAGTAAGTGGTACGTCCTCTTTTGGAGCGTTGCTTACTGCGCGTGGCGGAGGTGGCGGCGGAAACGGTGAACCAGGTGGCGGTTGGTCTGGCGGCGAGGCCAGGCCCGGCAACGGTGGCGCGGGTGGGGCTTCCTATGGGAGTGCGGCCGGTGGCGGCGCTGCAGGAAAAAGTGCATTTTATGGCGGTGGAGGTGGTGGCGGAGGTGGTGCGACCTCCTATGATGGCTACTACGGTAATGGCGGCTCTGGTGGGAGAGGGGCTACAGCAAGCGAGAACCCAGGTACTTACCCAGGTAGCGGCGGTTCCGCAGGTCGTCAAGGCTGCATAAAAATCAAAATCGTGCCTGTATAGGGGGATACTATGACTACTTTTTACTCGCCAGATGGCAACCCCGAAATATGGGATGAACAGCCAGAGGGATACATTACTGTCGAAGAATGGGAAGCCGCCCGCGCAGCCGAAGCAGCCGAAGCCGAAGTGGCACGCCTGGCCGAATACAACAAGTCTGAAAACGCAGCCGCCCGCAAACTCACAGCCATTGACGCCGAGACCTCCGCAGCCATTACTGCTGGTTTTGACTACGTGGTGGCTGATGTGACCTACCATTTTTCGTATGACGCCTCAGACCAGCAGAATTTTGCGGACAGCGCCAACGTGGCCATGCTCTCGGCTACGGGCTTGTCGGGCCTGCCTGCCAGTGTGACATGGAACGCCTATAAAAACTGGACGCCTGAAGCTGGGGGCGAGCTGGTGCGGCTGAACTTTGGCCCGGCGGATTTTCTCAATCTGTACGTAGGGGGCGCACTGGCCCATAAAGCGGCAAAAATGCAGATGGGCGGCGCGCGCAAGGCCGCTGTGGCCGAAGCCTTGGAACGTGGCGCAACCGCAGCGGAGATTGAAAGCATATGACGCGCACAGCTGTATTGCTGCACAACGCCAAGCAGCTACTCATCGCCTTCGACCAGCTTGTAAACGCCCTGGCGGGCTTCCTCCTTGCCCTGCTCTGCCTTTGCCCCCGGCTGCCCAGGCCCGGGCTGTGGTGGGCGGATGAAACCATAAGCGCCCACTGTTGGCGCTGGCATATCCACGGCGTGCGCAGTTGGCCGCGCCGCCTGGTCGATGGCATGGCGCTCATCCTGGGCGATGATGATCACTGCCTGGAAAGCTACAAAAGCGAGGTCGAGGGGCGGCAGCTGCCGCCGGAGATGCGAGAGTAGCACTTGCACTCTGCTCTATCTAGCATATGCTTCTTCCATGAAAGTTCTGCTATTACTTATACTCATGCTCGTGCCCGCCCAGGTTTACGCCTGGCCGGGCACGGTTGTTTCCGTTCACGATGGCGACAGCATTCGTGTGCGCCGGTCGGACTCTACGGTTGTCGCTATTCGCATTTATGGAATCGACTGTCCCGAGCTTGGGCAACCGCATGGAGAAGCCGCACGAGACCTGACCTCATCTCTATTGTTGGGCAAAACGGTGGAAGTTGTGCCGGTAGGCCAGCGGCCGAGCATAGACATACTGGGCCGCTGTACGGTTGCTGGATAGCGGTATTGGGTGAGAAAAAAATTGAATGCAGTGGCAAAAGAAACAGAAACGTATTGAGCGGCAACAAATTTGAGGGCAACTGGGGATTGTCATCACATTTAGAATAGTGGTAATATTTTATCACGTAATGTATATACAGGCGTTTTGAGCTGTTTCCACTATTATAATGGGATGTTGCCATGCGTACTGCTGCAAATGTTGGGAAAGTACTTCTTTGCCTTCTGGCGGTTTTATTTGTCTTCGCGGTGCCTCTAGCTGCTGCAGATGTTGTGGAATATCGCCTCAAACAGATAGAGGAAACTTCTGCTGAACAAAAAAAGCAGCTTGATAGACTGGAGCATAGAACTGCAAATATTGAGGAAGACACAACGCTGCTGTCAGGCTTTTCAAATCAGGTCTCAAAGTTTGGGCTGCCCAAATGGGCTGGACAATTTGTCGGTCTTTTATTGACCACTCTTTTGTTGGTGTTTGGGTATCTGAAAGATGCAAAAAGAAGAATTGATAAAATTAAAAAGGAAGCAAAAGAAGAAAAGGATGAAGTGAGCAGAAAATTTAATGATTTCCAAAAAACGCACCAAGCGCTTGAAAGAACGTATCAGAAGATAACGAACAATAATGAGCGGCTTTCGGTGTTGCTGGAACAGGATAACATTGAAAGCAATAACAGGCGCCTCGCGGCGCTTCTGACAAATATAGATGACGGGAATCCCCTATTGCAGCAAGTGTCTGAGGTTCAAAAAGTTGTTGATGTGTTAAAATGTAGTAGTTTAGACTTTATCTGACAGTCCTCTCCGTTTTGACGGATTTTTCTGTCCGATTAGTTGAGCTGTCCGACCTTTTCCATCCAAAGTTGTTTTCCGTCAAGGAGTGTCTGCATAGGCGTTCTGCCACAACACATTTTCCCTTGATGAGTTCGCTTTGAATTGTAGTTGTCTATCCAGGCGTCCAAGTCTACCTGCAACTCGTCCAGAGAGTGATACAGCTTACGCCGAAAAGCAACCTGATAAAACTCCTGCAAGATCGTTTTGTGGAAGCGCTCGCAAATGCCGTTTGTCTGCGGATGCCTGGCCTTTGTTTTGGTATGCTCTATGCCGTTCACGCCAAGATATAGTTCATAATCATGCTGTTCAACCTTGCCGCAGTATTCCGTGCCCCTGTCCGTCAGGATACGGATAAGACCCATTTCCTGTGAGGAAAAGAACGGCAGAACTCGGTCGTTGAGCAAATCGGCTCCGGTGATGGGCGTCTTGGTGGTGTAGAGCTTGGCTGCGGCCCACTTGGAGTATGTATCCACGAAGGTTTGTTGGTAAATGCGCCCCACGCCTTTGATGGTCCCGACGTAAAACGTGTCCTGGCTGCCGAGATACCCGGGATGGTGAGTTTCGATTTCACCACAGGCTTCGTCGTCGTGCTTTTTACGCTCCAGGGCCTGCACCTGAGCTTCCGTCAGCACAAGGCCTTCCTCGGCGGACTTCTTTTCCAGTGCGCGTAAACGCTGTTTCATGGATGCCAGCCCGTGCCGCATCCAGATGGAACGCACTCCGGAGGGAGAAACAAATACACCTTGTTTACGCAACTCGTTACTGGCCCGCACTTGCCCGTGGGCGGGAAAATCGATGGCAAAAGTGGTCACGGCGACTTCCGTGGCTTCTTCAACACGATTTTTCAGATTGGGTTTGCGCCTGCTGACATCAAACAGCGCCTCGACGCCCCCGGCATCTCGTGCTGTTTGATACCGGTAAAAGGTGTCTCTCGAAAAGCCCATGACGCGGCAGGCCTTGGAAATGTTGCCGAGTTCGGCGGCGAGATTCAGAAGTCCGGTCTTGTGCTTGATGACGTTTTGATTGAAGCTTTCCATTGGGATTCTCCGTGGGCATAGTACCCTGTTTGATGGTGCGTTTACACTTCCATCAAAACGGAGAGTCCCTTCTCTTTCAAGGGCTACTGTCAGATCAAGTCGCGACTACCTCAGTTAAAAACGGCACAACCCATCACGCTTGAAGACGCGCTTGCCATGAAAATTGAAGATCTTCGCAATGTCGCTGGGATATACCTGTTTCCGTGCCATGCCCGACTGGCCATGGAGGAAGGAAACTGGGAAGAGGCCTGCTTCTTTTGGCAAAAATATCTTGCGGTCGCCCCTGATAATGCGGTGAGTCTGTATTATCTGGGGTGGTGCTTATTGCAGCAGGGCAAGAGCACCAAAGACATTTTGCCTGCGGACCAGTACCGCCTGTTCATCGAGGCCTGCTACTATTTTGAGCATGTTCTCGCAATGCCTGATCTGCAGGGGCATAAGCACTTTCAGTGGCCTTTGTCCGAGGCGCGATTTCGCGCTTCGTTTTGCTGCGCCGATCCACAGAAGGCCAAGCGCCTCCGGCGGAAAGCCATGGAGAGCCTTGCCGACATTGCCACGCGTGAAAATGCGCACTTCCCAGAAATGGCCGCAATTGTCTTTTGGTTCAACCTTGAATTCCAGCTAGGGTATAGGCAGCGGCGCTTTGTAGCGCGGTTGGCTTTGCTGACCTGCCGTGCAGTTAAGGACAAGTACAATACTGAGAGTAGCTTTTTTGATACATATGGAAATGTACTAACCTTTTATGCTAGATGTTCATCAAGTCATGCGGAACGAAAAAAGATACTACTGTTAGCATTGGAGAATTTTGAATGTAACATTCAATACAGTGAAGGTGATTCCTTTTCAGGCTTGATAAATTCCGGATATTGCCTCACTGAATTGGCTCAAATTGAGCCCGATGATGTGAAGGCCGGTCCATCACTGCAGCGTGCGCTGGATTATTACACGCAGGCTATTGCGCTTAATCCGACAGCTAGTAATGTTTGGAGTAGTGCCGGTTTCAGTCTTATTGAGATTGCTAGGCGTCAAGAGAGTACAGCGGCCAAAAGAAAATCGCTATATGATGCGCGGAAAAAATGCGAAACAGCTGTGGAGCTTGACCCGAAAAACAGTGTCGCATGGAGTAACACTGGCCTTGTTCTTAGGGCACTTGCCTTGCTTGAAAATGATACGGCGCTTCAGTTTAAATTGCTGAACGACGCACTGGAAAAAAGTATGTACGCTGCTGAGCTTGATCCGACAACCATTACCGCCTATGCGAATGCTGGTTATTGTTTACAACAACTTGCTTTTTATGAAAAGAGCGACTCTGAAAAGTGCAAACGGCTGTACGAAGCACTGAAAAACTTTTCTAATGCTTCAATAGAACCTCAACTTGTTGACACGACTATCTGGATTTCCCTCGCGGAAACGCTTATGTTCCTTTCAGATATTGAACATGAATTGGCATCAAAACACGAATTACTGTGTAAAGCAGTAAAAAATATCAAACGCGCTGTGAAGAATGACAAGGAATGTAGTTCGGCGTGGTCTACTTGGGGGGTGACTCTTATAGGGCTTTCCAAACTGGAGCCCGATAACGCCGCGAAAGAAAAATTGCTCCGTGATGCACTTGAAAAATGCGAACAGGCTAAATCTATTGACCCGGCAGAGCCTGCTGCATGGAGCAATGTTGGGGCAACTCTTGTAGAGCTTTCAAGGATGACGCCTGATGTGGAGACCAAGCGGGAATTGCTGCAGAGTGCGGTAGAAAAATACGAGCGTGTTGTGCAGCTTGATTCGACACGCAGCCATTCCTTTTCTCTTTTGGGATCTGCGCTCAAAGACCTTGCTGGCCTTACGACTGATGGCGTGGCCAAAGGCGGATTACTGCGCGATGCACTGAAAAAATTTGCGCGTGCTGTGGAGCTTGACCCGACAGACGATTGGGCAAGGGAACGCGTGGAGAACCTCCAGAGTGAGCTGGCCAAAATGGCATAGGGAAGCGGCGGTTATTTTTGCTTGGGAGTAAGCCCTGGCGCAGGCTGCACGGTGTCCACAAAGCTTTCCGGCACATCAAACAGCGGCTTATAGGCAGTGGAAACTTCACTGGGGGCAATGCCTAATTTACTGCCAATGGCGGCGCTCAAGGCAGCCTCGTCAGTTATGCCCTGCGGCGTCTGATACTGGCTGCGCCACTTGCCCCACAGTTCCTGCATGGTCAGTTCCTGTTTGGTCAGGCCGTTTTCCGCAGCCTTCACCTGCTGCCATGTCCAGTTGTCGTTGCCGGAAACGCCTTTGCCGTCTGGCGCATAGTCCGCAACGGCAAGCTGCGTAGTCGCAACGCCCGCGCCAAACTGCGAATCCAGAGCCACACCCACAAACTGCACGCCAGCCGCCTTGGCATAATATTTGGCAGCAGCAATAACCGTGGCTGCCAGCTGTTCCTTGGTAACTGTGGACGTGTCTTCCAGCGGAATAATCTGCCCCTTGGCGTTTTTGCTGGCCAGAATGATGCGCAGGTTCAGTTTGGTGCGGCCCGTTGTGGCGCGGTGGTCCCTTTTGGCGTCATACACGGCATATGGCAGAGATTTTGCCTTGGCTACGTCCCATGATGGAGCAGCTTCGGCCGGGGGGGGAGTCAAAGCGGACTTGCCAGCAGCATCAAGAGCCATGGCGGCTCCGGCCGCGGCAACACGATCTTCCATGTTGGCTGCATTTGCATCTGCCTGAAATGCAAACAGGATGAACAAAACCAAAAAACCACAGGATTTTTTCATAGCATGCCCCTCACGGTCAGTGGAGCCACAGTCAACAGCTACTTTGTCACAACACAGGTTTTTGGCTATGCGAAAAGTGAAATCCGGGGCATGGGGTTGCGGAGCATAAAAAAGAGCGCCCACCGTTGCCCCTGCCAACGTAATGCACTTTACGCCCCAGAGGGCGTGATACCAGTTGTTCCAACATCACGTACCGCCCGAATAATCTTGCATATCTCATCCGCTGGTAGGCGGATGTCACTGGTCTGAACAAAACCTGTGGGTTTGCCGCCAACAATGCTTTGAAGAAAGACCATTTGCTGGGCATCCGTTATGGCATTTTGAACAAGCAAAGCTCTGTAGGCGGTTGCCATTGCCTTTCGCTCACCGGCGGCAATGCTGAAATTGACTAGGGACACCGCAAGTCTAAGAAAAATGATTACTGACGTCAGAACAATACCTGTAAAGACTAAGCTTATAAGTATCATGGGTCCGGCTTCAAGCGGAGCATCTGGCAACTTGTTCAGGACAGGCTCAACAATGTCGGGATAATACCATCTGACAATAAAAGTAATCCACGCAATAATTATCAATGCCGCAATGCCAAAATACAAGATTGAAAGACATCTGTGACTTTTTTCTAACCGGCCAAGAGCATTAGCCGGAGATTTTAGGGCCGCTGATTTTAAGACATTCTTCTTGAATGCTTCAAGATCTTCTTGTGCTAATTGTATATTTCCGTTCAGCGTACGAAGTTGCCCGATAGATTTTTCAACATTTTCACTAAATTCTGTTGCCCCCTTTTGTTGTTTTGCCTGCTGTTTGCGGAAATCTATCATTGCATACAGCCAGACACCGCCCTGCGTAGACTGCTCCGGTGGGCTTTCTGACCCACTTGAACTACCGCTGCCCATACCCATGGCGCAATATCCTATGGGACTTTGCATGGGAACTAGCCCTTTATTCGTACTTTCAATCCATTTTTCTATAAGCAACTTTTTCTTGTCATCAAGTTCTTCAATCGAGCGTGCTGTGGTGCTCAATCTGGCCAATGAATTAACTTCTTCTGATAAATCTACCAAACTGTTATACCATAATTTATAATCAGAAATTAAAGCTTCTATGTATGTTAGGTTTCCTTTGTTTCCTCTCTCTCTTAACAAATCAATTCCTGCTGGAAAATTATCCTCCCGAAAGCTTTGGAACATCTCTTTATCTTTGTTCACCCAATCCAAAAGATTTTCTGCTGATTGAAAAGATATTTCTTCATCAAATGGCAAGACAATAAAAGGCTGTTGTGGTTGCTTTGCGGCCGAAGTGGCATTGAGCTCTTGAGGGATACTGGCGTTATCAGTCATCGTGGCTCCCTTTTGGTGAATCGGCTCTATCTGGCTGAAAATTACGTTCCTCTACGTCTGCGGCACACATTACCGTGCCTTCTTTCACTGCTTTAACCCTAGCAAATCCCCAAATACACCGGCGATTTTCAATTAACCTTATTCCCTGTCAGTTCCTTGGTGCAACGAATGGGCAGCACTGGGCATGCCAGGGGCAGACACCATGTCTACTGGTCGCCCTGGGCATTCATTAGTTTGGGGTTTTTCAGTTCTTTGCATGGCCAGCAGTTCTTTCTGCAGGTTGATAACTTCGTCCTGAAGCCCTTCTAACTTTTTGTACAGGCGTATGATCTCGCCCTTGGCCTCGGCAAGCTCTTTTTTGGCTTCCGGGGCCATCTTCATTTCATTGGTGGATTCGTTCGTCTCCAGCTCTTCCCGCGCGTTGTCCACAATCATGCGCAGTACCTGTCCCCACGAGCCGCCGCAGTCTGCTGCCATGGCTTCGCCCACGCGCAGGATTTCCAGCGGTGGCACGGGCAAACCCTCGGGGGTACCTCGCCCAATAAACATTGGGCCTTCACCGAAGTAGAGCCACTGGCGCGACAAGCGAGGGTACCACTCTAAAAATGTTGGTAAGTATTGCCAAAGGTTGTGCTGGCCTTCTGGCTTCAGATACCCACCAAGAGTTTTATGGGTAACTCCGAGCTGTTGGGCGCATTTTGATTTGGCGAGATGATTTTTATCAAGTATTTTCAGTACTCTATCATATAGCATGGTGAAAAATTCCCATATATAGTATAAAATTACTTGACCATTGGTAATTTTTTACCATAAATACCAACTAAAGACGCCACGCTTTTAGAACCAATTTCGCAAAGCGTAAATGCAATCATTTTCTTAGCAGGGAGGCCACCCTATGGCAATGTCGCGGTATGAACGCCTTCTGGCCTGGAAGGATGCGCATCACATTTCCTTCAATGATATCGGTAAGCAGCTGGGTATGACCGCTAATGGTGCCCGCCAAGCTCTATTGAAACCAGAGATATTCCAAAAGCATCACGACAGGTTGGTAATTTTGGGCTTCCCCAAAGATTTACTGCCTGAACCCTGTGAAGAAAGAATGGGCAGACGCAAGCGCGAGCCGATATTCCCTGGCCTGCAGGCTCACGCTCAATAAGCACCCCTTATTACACTAAACCCTTTTTTTGACTTTTGCCCACGCAATTTACGGAGGCGCAATAGCATGGCCGGAAATATCGTTATCAAACCCTACCCTTCGCTGGTCGCTGTGACGCACCAGATGGTCAAGGCTGCGCCCTCGGGGCTTACGCCCGGCAGCATTGCCGAATTTGTGGGCTACACCAACTACAACACGATGATGTCTGAGCTGTCGCGCCAGCCAGGCCACAAGCTCGGCGCAGACATGCTGCTGCCGCTTATGGACGTGTGCGAGTGCGACGCGCCCGTGGATTTTCTGGCCAGGGAGCGCGGCGGCATTTTTTTGCGCCTGCAGCAACCAGCCGCCAGCGGTGGCGAGCTGGTGCAGAGCCTGGCCCGAACCATAAAGGAATTTGGCGAATACGCGGCCTCGGCTGCGGAACGCATTGCCGACGGCGATGTTGACCCCGAAGAGATGGTCAAGATCGACCGCGAAACCAATGACGTGGTTGAGGCCATACTGAGCTTTCGCAAACTGGCACTGGCCACACACGAGGCTAAGTACGGCAAATAAAAACGCCCCGACGTGCTGGAACCACGCCGGGGCAAAACTCCATAGGAGCTATCTGATGGCAAAAATCTATTTCGAAAAGCGGCAACCTGTCAAGCCTGAGGTCTGCAACAAAGGCCCGTACGTGGCCACCTACATTATAGCTGTTGGTGGTAAACGGTTGCCCGTGCGGGCAACGCACCATGACCTGCTGGACATGCTGCCCGGTATTTTGAGCGAAGGTGGCCGTATCTCCCAAGTTTGTCGGCAGGAAAAACGCGCATGAACGCCATACCCGCCAATACTGACCAGCTGACGGTCTACACCGTGGCATCCTACCGCCACCTGCATGCCGTGCGCCTGTTCCAGGCGCAGTTGCGCCTTCTGCCGGGCGTCAGGGTGCTGGACTGGACATGGGCCGCTGCGCCTTTGGGCTTGCCCGTCAACGAACGCCGGCAATGGATGAACGCCGGCAAGAGCTGCGCTATGGCCGAATTTTGTGAAACCTCCTGCGGGCAGGCCGACCTTATGGTCTACCTGGGCGATTCCGGCAAAGACACTGCAGTTCAAATCGGCATGGCCAAGGCCATCGGCACTCCCATCCTGGGTATAGCCGGGCCACTGGAAGAACCAGGGCTCATGCTGCATAGCGCGGTGGCCGAGTGGGTGCCAGGGCCGTTTGAGGCTATTGGGCGCATCAAACGCATGGCCCGCTGCCGCCTGCATGGCGAGGCGGATCAGGACTGCCGATCATGCCGGGCCGAACGCTCCTGCACGATGGCCACAAATTCCATCTGACTCCCTCACTAACGGGGGCTGCGTATCCGTCTACCACACGCAGAGGGAGAAATTTTATGAGCACACCTGCAATCATCCCCCCAGCGCCGGAACTTGGCGCACTCAAGAGCTACCTGCCCCTCCTGCCGCCCATGATAGCCAGAAAAAGAGTCCCATTTTTTACTGGTGGGGCCATTTCATCCAAAAAGCTGGCCAATGATGACTGGGGCGGCAAAGGGCCAAAAGTTCGGCAAAAAATTGGCGACGCGGTCGTGTACCCTACTCCGTTTTTTCTCGCATACCTTGAATCACAAGGAGTTACGACAATTGTTGTCCCAAAGATATAGCTCCCGGCTCGCCACCCTGCGAGAGCGTCAGTCTGGCCAGAGCTTTGCGACGCTTATCGAGGTCGCACAGGTGCAGGTAGACCTCGGTTGTTGTCACAGACCCGTGCCCCATAAGTTCTTTAAGCATGTAAACGTCCGCCCCGGCTTCCAGCATCCGGGTGGCAAAAGTGTGGCGCAAGGTATGCCACACAACGCGGTTCTGGGCGTTGATAACGCCCTCGTTGAGCTTCAGCTTTTCGGTAATACGGCGCATGGCCCGGTTAAGGCCGTTGGCGTCGCGTGCGGCGCCATCCTGCCCTGGAAAGAGATAAGGCCCCGCACTTGGGCTGGCCATTCTGCGCCGAAGCATTGCAAGGGCATCAGAAAACAGCTGCCCCACATGCAAGGTTCGGGAACGCCCGCCCTTGGTGGAAACATTGTTCTCAGAGCCCTTGATTACGCTGACCGTGCCCTTTATCGGGTCGCACGACTCGCGCAGCAGGTGAACAAGCTCTCCTGCGCGCAGGCCAATGTCCAGAGAGAGCAGGATCATGTCGTGCAGCTCGGTTACGTCTTCGTGCCTGCGCCCTTCATAACCCAGCAGAGATTCAATCTCCCTGTCATTGAGCACGCGCAGTCGGCGAGCATCAGCCTTTTGAACGCGCACTCCACGGTGTCCACGGTGCGTAATGACAGCAGGGTTCGGCCCGTCAAAAAGCACTGTGCCAGGAGCTCCAGGCGCGTCCGTTTGTTTGGCATAATTGAATGTCTCACGCACTACTTTAAGGGCATGGAGCACAGTTTGCGGCGACAGCCGGCCTTCTTTGTTGTTTTTGTTGCGCCCGGAGAGCGGCCTTTTGGCAGCAATGGTATCCCCAAGGGCCTGGAGGTCGGCGGTAGTAATCTCGTGGGCGACACGGGGGCCCAATACGGGCAGAATATGGTGGTCAAGCAGTCCTTCGACATTGGATGCATCAAGGCGGTGCTCCTTGGCCCAGGAGCGGTACGCCTCAGCCAGTTCACCAAAGGTGACGCGCTTGAGCTTCACGCGCTCGGCAATGCGGGCTTCTTCCGCCCTGGCGGCTTCCTGCATCTCACGCTTTTCTTTAAGAGACTGGGGGCGCTCTCCAGAACGGATGTTTTGCTTCAGCTCGTGGAGGAGGTTTACCGCCATTTCAAGCGTCCAGCCCTCAGAGGCCCAGCCAAGGGCCTCAAGATTTCTCTTGCCAGAACCAGAGCGATACCGTATTGCGAGATACCGATCAGAACGTCTGCCATACTTGCGCTCAGGGTGATCACGATAGAGAACACCCGTGGCGCTGCTTGCGTGCCAACGCAAATCATCGCCGCCAGTATTTGTAGCGTCACCGTTCTTTTTGGTGCCCAT